GCATTTGATGACCTTTTCAACGATTAATTTATGGCTAAAAAAGTAGAATCATCTCGTGATGAACTATCTTCTATCCTAGCCTCTAATCTCAACAAGAAGTTTAAGTCTGTCCACAAGGTAGCTTTCTTCTTGGATGGGTCAGAACAAACCCCTACCGATTTGGATGAGTGGGTATCTACTGGCTCCCCAATGTTAGACCTCGCCATTGCAAACCGCCCCCACGGCGGTTTGCCGGTGGGTCGCATTACGGAAATTACAGGTTTAGAAGGAAGTGGTAAATCACTACTCGCAGCTCACGCTATTGCAGATACTCAAAAGAAGGGTGGGCTTGGTGTTTATATTGACACCGAAAACGCACTGAACCAAGACTTTCTTGAGGCGATTGGAGTTGATATTAAAAAAATGTTATATGTTCCATTGGAAACAATAGAAGATATTTTTGAAGCAATTGATTCTATCATTGAATCAATTCGTGCAGCAGATGGTGATAAAAAGAAATTGGTAACTATTGTAGTTGACTCCGTTGCTGGGGCTTCTACCAAAGTTGAGATTTCTGCTGATTACGACCAAGCTGGATACGCAACTCAAAAAGCAATTATCATTTCAAAGGCTATGAGAAAGGTCACGAACTTAATTGGTCGTGAGCGAATCTCTTTAATCTTTACAAATCAACTTCGTACCCGTATGGGTGTGTCTTTTGGCGACCCTTGGACTACATCCGGTGGTAAAGCAATTGCGTTTCACTCATCGTGTCGTATTCGACTAAAACAAATGGGTCAGTTAAAAGCAAAAGTTGGTGGTGTAGACCAAGTGGTGGGTATTAAAACCCGTGCTCAAGTGGTTAAAAACCGAATGGGTCCACCTCTTCGCTCTATTGATTATGATATTTACTTTGATAGTGGTATTGACAATTATGGTTCTTGGTTAGAAATGATGAAGACCTACAAACTTGTAAATCAGTCAGGCGCTTGGTATACTTATGTGGATACTGAAACTGGCGAAGAAATTAAGTTCCAAGCCAAGAACTTTGAAGAAATGATGGAGTCACGACCACAATTGAAAGAAACAATCTATCAAAAAATTTGTGATACTTACATTATGTCTTACAAAGAGTCAAGTGCTCAATCAAACATTGATAATGTTGAATTAACCGATTTCGATGATTAGTAAATACGCAGAACTCCTTAAAGAAGTTAAGAAAGAACATTTAGAGGTTAAAGAAGAACACCTGAATGATAGAGTGCTTATTGTAGATGGATTGAATCAGTTCATTCGTGTCTTTGGGGCAGTTCCTGCGTTAAATGATGATGGTGAACACTGTGGTGGTATAACAGGTTTCTTGTTATCCACCGCAGCAACCATCAGAATTATCAAACCAACTCGTGTAGTTGTAGTGTTTGATGGCAAGGGCGGGTCCCAACGTAGAAAGTCAAAATATAGTGGTTATAAAGAAGGTCGGACCGGTCTAACCAAAATCAACCGATTGGCTGGTTATGAAGACCTTGAAGACCAACAACAATCAATGAGGTATCAGTTTGCAAGACTGATTGAATACCTACAAGTATTACCGGTGTCGTTGACATATATTGACCACGTTGAAGCGGATGATATTATAGCATATCTTGCAAATCACTATTTCCAAAAAGAAGTGGTAATTGTATCATCAGACAAAGATTTTCTTCAATTGATAAACCCACGAATTAAAGTGTGGTCTTCTAATAAAAAGAAAATGTATGATGAGTCATTAGTTAGACAAGAGTATGGTGTAATACCTCAAAATCTTGTGTTTTATCGTGTCCTAACCGGAGACGCTTCTGATAATATCAAAGGTGTTAAAGGTGTTGGTGATAAGACCATAGAAGCCAAAATGTCGTTTTTAAACAATGGTGAATTGGAGTTAGATGAGTTCATAAATGAGTGTTCTAATGTAGATGAGAAATTATCAAAAAAGTTGATGGATAACGTAGATGTTATACGAATGAATTTCGACCTTATGCAGCTGCGAAATCCAGAAATTGCATCATCTATAAAATCTAATGTTAGAACCATTATGGATAATGGGACCAATCAATTGGATATGATTGAGTTTAAGAAAATGTTTATGGGTGATAAATTATATACCGCTTTTGCTGATGTTGATTCTTGGTTAAGAAATTCTTTTCTAAATTTAGATACCCTCATTAAGAAGCATTTAAATGGTAAATGATTTTGATACACGAGTTTGGTATGGGTCAATACAATACGGACCATTCTCCGCTACTAATTGGTTTTCAATTGGTGGTGTAGAACACCCATTATTTAAAACTTTAATATCAAGGATAAAGTCCGAAGTGCCTGAAGTATATAACTTTGAGTTATACACTATGGGTGGTATTTTAGAAGATTGGATGAGTTGGGATGTTGACCTAGCTTTAATAGGTGAATACAAACCAGACTTAATTAAAAAGTGTTTTGAAGGGATTATTGGTATAGCATTTGATTTACATTTATATGTAGATTTACAATATCAAGAAAAATTATGGCGAATTGATGAGTTTTCAAAAACAGGTCAATTGAACGAAATACACGAAAATTACGAATTATCAAACTATTTTGTAAGAGATGGTCAAATTGAAGACCTCAGCCATTATCAACTGATTGATGGAATCTATAAGCGTAATGTAATATATCCATTTCCAAAACACATTGAAAAATATGCAGAAGGTTATGTTTATAAGTCACCACTTTGTTTGGTTTAAGATTTGGATAATTCAAAATAAAGTCGTATATTAGTGTCTATGGAAAAATTCGGAAGTAAATACGGAACATCGTTCCAAAATAAAATCATATCAGCTCTGTTGAGTGATAGGAGTTTTTCTCGCCAAGTATTTGACATTATAAAATCAGAATACTTTGATTCAGAAGCGTCAGAGTGGTTGGTTCGTGAAATTATGTCTCATCTTGAAGAATACGAAAAACTACCAACGCTGGATGTCTTAAAAGTTAGAATCAATACCGTAGATAGAGATGTTCTAAAAACAAGTATTGTAGATACACTTAAATTTGCGTGGAATCACCTTGAAAGTGATGATTTAGACTATGTTAAAGAACAAACCCTTGACTTTTGTAAAAATCAATGTATAAAGAACGCAATTCTTGATTCCGTAGAGTTATTAGAACAAGGTAAGTATGATGTGATTAAAAAGAAGGTTGATGATGCTATGAAAGCAGGTCAAGATTCTAATTTGGGTCACGAATACAAAACTATGATTGTGGAACGATACGAAGATTCTATCAGAAATGTAGTATCAACCGGATGGCAGTGTATTGATGAAATTACGCAGGGTGGTTTTGGAAAAGGTGAGTTAGTTTTATTTGCCGCCCCTCCCGGCATCGGTAAGTCGTGGTCTTTAGTTAACATCGGCGTGGCGGCTATGAAATTAGGTAAGACTGTGGCTCACTACACCCTTGAATTAAATGAAGGGTATGTAGGACAAAGATACGATGCTGTTTTGAGTAAGATTGCAGTTGCAAATCTGAAATATAATATGGAAGATGTTAAGAAATCAGTTATGAATGTTAAGGGAGACTTGATTGTAAAACATTACCCAACCAAAACTGCCAGCGTGACTTCATTAAAAGCCCATATGGATAAGATGATTTTACGAGGTAAAAAGCCGGATGTCGTAATAGTGGACTATGCTGACCTACTGCGTGGACCATCAAACAAAGAACGACACGAAGAATTAGAAACCATTTTTGAGGACTTGAGGGGTATGGCTGGGGAGTATGAAATACCTGTTTATACCGCATCTCAAATCAATCGCAGTGGTGCAGATGATGACATTATTACAGGCACCAAAATCGCAGGTTCATTTTCTAAAATGATGACCGCTGACTTTGTGGTATCGCTTTCTCGTAAGATTGAAGACAAACTTGCTGGAACAGGCAGGTGGCATGTCATTAAGAATCGTTTTGGTCCTGATGGTATGACTTTTCCATCAAAAGCCAACTTCTCTACGGGTGAAATTTCCATCTATAATGAGGATTCCATTTCTGGTCAACAAACCAAAAAAGAGATGAAAGGTGGGGAGAGTTTAGTAAGAAAAGAACTTGCTCAAAAATATAAAGAAATGAAGGGTGAAATAGATTTTTAACTACTATGTATATTCACCCACACAAAAATATGTCTAACAATTTAACGGAGAAATCGCATGTCACTATTTGATGAACGAATCCCATACAAACCCTTTGAGTATCCTATTTACTATACCGATGGTTGGTTATTACAAGCTCAAGCATTCTGGCTACATACCGAAATCCCAATGCAGGGGGATGTAAAAGACTGGAATGAAAATTTGTCAGTTTCGGAAAAAAACTTGGTGGGAAACATTCTTTTAGGATTTGCTCAAACCGAATGTGCTGTTTCTGATTATTGGACTACAATGGTAACCCATTGGTTTCCAAAACACGAAATTAAACAAATGGCTATAATGTTTGGTTCACAAGAAACCATTCACGCTACAGCGTATTCGTATTTGAACGAAACCCTTGGTCTTGAAGATTTTGAAGCGTTCCTACACGAACCCGCTACTGCTGAAAAGTTTGACTTACTAATTCAAACCAAAGCAGAATACAACCACGAAGATTTAAAGTGGAGCAAAGAAGCAAGGGAAGATGTTGCTCGTTCACTTGCAATCTTTTCCGCATTTGCAGAGGGTGTATCGCTTTACTCCTCATTTGCAGTTCTTTACTCATTCCAAATGAGAAACCTTTTAAAGGGTATTGGTCAACAAATGAAATGGTCAGTTCGTGATGAATCACTACACTCAAAGATGGGATGTCAACTTTTCAGACATATGTGTGATGAGTTTCCTGGTCTGAAAGGTGATGTTAGAGATTCAGTTATTGAAGCTGCTGAATTGATTGTAAAGTTGGAAGAAAACTTTATTGATAAAATGTTTGAAATGGGTGACCTTGAAAATCTTAACTCAAAAGATTTGAAAAACTTTATTCGTAAGCGTGCTAATGAAAAATTAGTAGAGTTAGGATACGAACCTCAATTTAATTATGAAAAAGAATCTGCTGATGAATTAGAGTGGTTCTATCACCTAACAGGTGGTTTGACTCACACCGATTTCTTTGCACTCCGACCAACGGATTATTCCAAAGCGGGTGAAGGTGAAAATTGGGAAGATATTTTTTAATAAAAGATAAATTATGGCAAAAAATTATGGCGAAGAGTTCGGATGGGAACTTGGTATAGATTTCCCGGTTTGGGGCAATACTGAAATTTATGTAAAAACAATCTCAAAGGGATACCTACTTGTAGGAGAAACCCCAAAGGATGCTTACTGGCGTGTATCAGCCGCAGTAGCTCGTAGGTTGGGTAAACCCCAACTTGCTAGTAAGTTTTTTGATTACATCTGGCGTGGATGGCTTAATCTTGCTACACCGGTTCTTTCAAACACGGGTACTGATAGGGGACTTCCGATATCTTGTTTTGGTATTGATGTTGGTGACTCAATCCAAGAAATTGGGGCAAAAAACCTTGAAATGATGTTACTTGCTAAACACGGAGGTGGTGTTGGTATTGGTGTCAATATGATTAGAGCGGCCGGAAGTAAAATTACAGGCAATGGCACATCTGATGGTG